TACCGATTGAGAATCGACCGCATGAACGTGCAAATGCGTATCACCGCCGACACCACCACCAGATAATGAGTCTCGCAATGGGTTAGCAATATGCGCAGGCAGCACCATTTCATTTGCGTGTAGCTGAGTTAATGGGTTGGCTCCGGCTGGCACATCAAAACCACCCGAGGCAGAAAATAGAGACTTTGCCCCTAACACTAGAGCCATAGTCCCAGCGAAAGCTGCGGCAGCGAGTCCTGGGCCAATGAATGGGGTTGGAGCAACAGCAGCAGCGGCTCCGCTAGCTGCTTCAGCAGCATTGACTCCGACTACTGCAGTGCCTTCGACAGTTTTTTCTGCAACTGCTTCAGTGGTTTCAGCCATACCCAAAGCTGACCTAATAGTTGCACCCATGCGGGAGACTGAAGTTTTAGCCAACTCAGTTGCCGCCCAATTAGCAAGCATCTTGACCCCAGCATTCACAAACTCAGCAATGATGGATTGCAATAGATTGCTAATGGCTTTTTTCAATGTCAGCGTACCGGCAATCATGCCGTTTATAGACTGACTAATTGCGCTAGTGACTGGCTCAAACATTTTTGACCAATCATCCTTCGCTTGCTTAGCCATTTGGGTATTGATTTGCTCAACCTGTAGCGCATGCTGGCGCTCAATCTCTAGTAGCTTGTTTTTTTGCGCCTGCAGCGCAACTGGGTCTTGAGTCGGGTCGAGCTTTTGCGCTTCTATGCGAGCTTGTTGAGCCGCTTGCATGATTTCAAACTTACGGCTTTCAAAGTCTTGCGCAACTGCTAAAGACTGAGCGGCAGTGATTTGACCTGTTTCAAACTTGCGCTTGTTGAGCTCCTCTTCCATCTTGAGCGAGTCTAATGCTGATTTTTCAGAGTCGCTAATCTCAAGCTCGGTCAATCCCTTGCGGTCTTTAGCGGCTTTCTTTAAAATTTCTAAGTCCGCCTCAGCAATCTTCTTAGTGACAGCCGTCTTTTCTTGGGCTGTCATTCTTTGAGTCGCTAGAATATTTGCCCAGTACGCCTTTTCCTGCTCTTTGGACATTTCGCGCAAATCATTTTCTTGCTGATAGTAAACCTTGGCTTCTGAAAGTTTGGTTTCCCATTCCCCCATACGGGATTTATCTTTGGAGTTCTTATCCCCAAACTCTTTAAATGTTTTTGTGCCGTCTTTGTCGGGGGTTTCTATACTTCCAGTTTTAATGTCCTTACCAAGCATTTTTCGGATGCGATCATTACTATCTGAAATATTGCGTTCTAGTTCAGCTATTTTGGGAGCCCATTTGCCAGGGCTAATCATGTCTAATAGCTTGGCAATTGCCATAGCTGCATAATTACAACCCTGATAGAGACTTTCAAATATCCCAATCACGGCCTCTAATACTGTTTTAAATACTGCGATTGCAGATGGCCCAATCGTTGCAAAGAACTCAGACATTCCTAGCAATGTTGGCATCAGAGCTTCGCCTACTTGGTGCTGAATTGCTGTCCACATCAAACCTAACTCAGCTTGAGCCATTTTATATTTCTTGGACTCTTCAACGCCCTCTTTACCAATAATTAAATGGTATTTTTCTGCTACCTCTTGAGACTTTTGCATTAATTCATTATTAAGTTTTTGCAAACCCATCACTTCGGATGCACCTTTGCCAAATAAATACATGGCAGCGGCATCACGATCAACACCTTCCTTATATTGTTTTAGGACTTCAACGCCGCTAGTAACTAAATCAAGCATTGGTTTTAGATTGCCATTTGCATCGCGGGTTTTTAACCCCATGTCATTAAGCCCGTCCTCATTAGATTTAATCTGTTTGAGCAATTTAAATGATGCGGATGTTAAATCTTCTGAGGTTTTTCCAATAAGCGTTAGAGCCACATTCATTACAGAGGCTTTTTCTGCCGTAATACCCATCTTTTTAGATATTTCAGTAACGCTACCATTCCACTTTTCAGTAGATTCAATAGCTTCATGGAAAATCTTTCCACCAGCAAGAATCGCAGAGATCCCCAAAAATGCGCCTTTAAGCATTTCAAAAGACTTTCCCATTCCTTCAATGGAGTTTTTCATGTCATTAACTGCGGACGCAACATGGNCTTGCGCCTGTTTCATTGCAGCAACTAGCTCGCTACTATCAGCGCCTATCGTTATTTGTGCATCAGACATTTATTTGCTCTTTGCGTTTTAGGTATTCTTCGGGACTCAAAATCTTGGGGGCGCTTACCATTGGCATAGACTCAACCAAATGAGCCAAATTACCGCTTAATTCATCATTCTTTTTAGGCTCAATAGAAGGTTTGTAGCCGAGGTAATTAGCAATCCTAGCCATCTGTATAGGCAGTGGCGGTAACTGCTTCCATTGCTTATTTAATGCTGTCAGGCGAGGTAAATCAATGTTCCATTCGATGTAATCCCATGTCCACCCCGTCATGTGGCAAACATGGGCTATCACATCAGACCAATCTACTTCCTCGCCTTCGGCTTTCCCNCATTTTCAGCGGGTTTGGCAAAATTATTCACCTGNACAAAAGCCGTGAGAACTTGATTTAGGTTTGTAGCATCNATATTGAGCTCAACAAACTCGCGCTCAATCTCNGGGTGATTGCGTTTGAGTCCGTAATAAATACCATCAACCAATGCATCAGCCGAATCTTCTGAAAAGTCTTTGCCGATTAAATGCAGACGGCCTTCGAGAGCCACCAACCCCTTTAACGGGATTGGTGATAGCTCNAACTCTTTTTTGCCAAGAGTTATTTTCATTATTACTCCGACAAGTAGATGTAACCAACATTATTGGCAGCATCAGANGATGGAGAGAAATCAAACTCAGGAATCGTAAAGTCATCATTCTTAAACGGCATACTGAACTTCGAGGCTGTGCAGCTTGGGAAGTTAAATGTCAGTTTGCTACCGTTAAATGTTGAATTGAGGGTTACACCAAACTTAGGAGCCTGACCCATCAAATCATTGCTGATTGTGATGATCTTGTCTGATCCTGTGGAGCTTGCTGAATACTCATAGCTAATAGACACGATTGCGCCAGTATCAGCGGCGGCGAAAGTGTAAACGCCCAATGCGCTAACTGCATATTGACCTGTAGTTGGTGAGCTTGCTACCTTAGTCATTGGGTAGCCAGCAGCATTCAATACACCCTTATCATTCAGGAATGTTCCTGTCGAAGGAGGCGCAATAGTCAGCGTATAAGGTGTGGAAGTTGGAATTGTTGTTGCAAAACCAGCGACTACAGATTTAATACCGGCTGTAGCAGTTTTTCCAAAAATCAAATCAGAAAGGATTGCACCGTTAAATGTAGCTACTTTTGCTTTGAAGCTAAAGTTAGCTTTTCCGCGCGCAATAGCAATTGGGTGCTGACGTGAACCATAAAGTTTCTTTTCTTCAAAAGAAAACTCGCCGGAAATATCTTGAAGTGTGCCAAACTGGACAGGCGTTGCATTTGCGATCGCTGCACCTGTTGAATCCTGAATAGCTGTGGCAAATAGTGTGCCTGTACCAAAGTTTTGCATATTGATTCCTTAAATAAAAAAAGCCACCCGAAGGTGGCTTTGTGGTTTTGTTGATTTATCCGCTTTTTAAGCTAATTTCGTTGCGTCTTTTGTTGTTGTTGCATAGGCAAAGGTGTAGATCACCGGAATGCAACATTGAATCCCATCCATCTCAGGAAATTCAGGCTCCAATACTTCCGTTTCAAATACCCTACTTACTAGACCTCCTAGAGTTTGGTCAGATAGCAGCAATCCACTAACTCTTGCAGCCAACCCATCGGCAACCTGATCAGCCGGAACGCCTCTAGCATGGGCTTCAATGCGCACTTGAAAGCGCCTAAAGCTCATGTTTTGATTGAGGTTATCGATTGCCTCTTGACCCCTTTTAATCACGATTGCAGGGATTTCTCCCTGGTCATAAGCAAGTGGGGCAAATCGGCTGCGAAATACATTACCAATGCCCGCAGTAGTTAGCTTTGTCTCAATAGCTTGAAGGATGGTTTCTTTGTAAGAATTCATATTGGTGAAAGCCCTACAGTTTTCCAAACCCCATCGCCTATCCGCTTTGGATTGTCTTTGGCTACAAAACTCATTCCATTTGCCGCGACTGCCATACCTTTTTTGAGGGTAGAAAATTGTGGAATTGGATAAGTGATTTGATACTCGGTAATTTGTTGCATATTCCCGATGTATTCCTGATCGGGGGCATCAAATATCGCCAAGTCAGTTTCGCCATTAACGGTTACGTCAATACCAAAATCAGCCAAAAAAACGGATAAATCTTCGTTAAACATTAAGCCGATGGTGCATTGGTTTGATTGAATTTTTGCTTTTCCAATTGATGAGGAGCATCTTCACCCTTTGGAATATCTAATTCAACAGTATCGCCTTCGTAAAAAGTGCGACTGTTACCTTTTTCATCTGCTTGCAAGAAGATGAATCCTTCACGAACTGTAAAAGTTGTCATGTGTGTTTCTCCAATGAATATGAAATAAAAAACCACCCCGAAGGGTGGCTTTAAGAGTGACTACCTATTAAGAAGTCAGTGCGTCGGACATAACCGCAAATGAAGCGGCATGGCGAACCTGTACGTCAATAGACTGCATTGCGCGCAACAAGATACCGCCTTGCTTAAATGCTGTTGAGTCGTATGGGTTAGGTACGATTTCAAGCACGCCCCACTCACCAATCAACAACTCAGACCAGTTACCAAAGTAAACTTCGGAAGCTACGCCGCTTGCTGAACCTTTGGTCAAGTTTGAACGGGCTTGGTTGGTACGAGCAACAGAGTAGCCATTGATCTCTCCAGGAGTGCCTGAGCGTTGGCCTAATGGAGAGTTAGTCCACAAGTATTGACCAGTTGTCGATTTGAGCTTTTTCAACGCACCAACTACTTTAGCGTTTGTCAGATAAGCTAGGTTATCTTCCGCCACGTTAGCGTTAGTCAATGCAGTTTCAAGATCAATCAAGTTGTCGAGCGTAATTGCAGCGCCGTTAGTGCCACCCACTACTGAACCGATACCTGACTGGTTAGCGATACCCAAAGGCATATTTGCGCCGCTACCTGTGCCATACAATGCAGCCGCATCTAAACCTAACGCGATTTGAGCGATCAAATCAGCACGAACGAGCATTTCGATGTCTGGTGTTGATTGTTGCAACATTTGGCGAGTAATCGCAGAGTAAGTACCGATGTGCTTGACGCTCATAGATACTTTGTCGAAAGTTGCTTCGGACTCTGTTAATGTGCCACCTTCACCAACCCAGTACCAACCAGTAGCGCTAGTTTGACGTGGTATGTCCACATTACCGACAAGGCCGCTCAACACTGTAGCGCCAAGGCCCATTACGCGAGCTTTATTACGCAACACCTCAATGAATGAGCCGGCTAACAAATTGGTAGCAACCAAAGTGCCGCCAGTTGAAGGTGCGCCAGCTGCATATTGAGCACGTTCACCATAATTCATTTGGCGAGCAAATTGAATGTTGGTTGGCATGAAGAAACCGTCTGAGCTTTTGCCCATACGCTTAGCGATGTCGTTAGAGACTTCCAATTCAAAGCCTGCTTTTTTCCAATCACCATTCAATTGAGCGTTGATTGCACGCATCAATGAATATTCACCCTTTTCCTTTTCGGAAAGATCGGGGGCCATACCATTGCCGAGCTTTGCGGTGTTATCTTCGCTTCGCTTACGCAAGAACTCTAAAACGGTACCGCGAGCTTCTTCAATACTATTGCCGTTGGAAATCAGTGCTGAACGGACTTCTTCTGGGATATTGTGAGCGCGGCACATTGCTTCAACTTCAGTCATGCGCTGACGTTCTGTTTTTAAGGCATCAGAACGAATTTTGCCCTCATCTACTGCTACTGCTTGCACGGCTTGAGCTGCCGCTTGGTTTGCTTCGGTCATAAGACCTCCTCTTGTTTCGGCGGTTGCCGTGGTTGATAAACTGCGAATAACTTGAATTTGGTTTTCTTCACCGTCTGCAGAGCGACCGACACCAACAGATGGGTCGGCCGGGACAGTGACTAGAGAAATTTCGTAAGGCTCCCAATCGATAGCCGTATAGGTTTCGGTTTCTTCGTCCACCTCGAACTTGAAAACCCGATACATGAATGAGGCGTTTACTAAGATGCCGTCACGGGCTTGTTGTAGCGCCCATTCACCACGCTCATCTTTTCCAAATCTGACGGTGCAAATACCCCTTTTAGATTCAATTGAGATTGATTCGGAGATACCTAAAAGGTCATTTCTGTCATGGTTAAAAAGCAAAGGCATGCTCTCTTGGCGTGCGCCTTGACGCATCGACCCCGCTTTGTGAGACAAAATTTCTTTGCCGTACCACATATCGCAAGGCTCTTCGCTTGAGAATGGAAAACTCATGGTCCGTGCCTCAAGATCGACTGAGGGTTGAACTTTTAAAGCACGAGTCTGTGGAGCTAACTTGTCGAGTAGCTTTGTTGTCATAAAAACTCCAATAAAAAAGCCACCCGAAGGTGGCTTGTCGTGATTGCTGCTATTTATTTGTCTTGTGGATTCTCTGAGTCAGTGCCATCACCAGCTGCGCCCGATGGGTCGTCATTTGGCTCGGCTTGTGCTTCGGGATCTCCCGGATCGGTTAATTGAGACTTGCCGTGCTCATCCACTTGCGCGGCATCGGTATCAAATACCAATTGCAACTGATCCATCAAATCGAGTTCTTGCCGGCGAGCCTTAAATACATCCTCGGCATCTGCGCCACCAGCGGTATCGGCGATCACATCGGAAACCGTCATAAATCCAGCGCGTACTGCTAAGCGATACGCTTGAATCTCTTTAGTTGGGTCAATCCATGACCAGCCGCGGGGTTTAAAGCGGACGGCTTGATATTTTTCGCGGTTTGAATAGTAGTCCGGCACTGTAATTTCACCAGCCAAAACTGCTGCGTCCATCCATTCAGCATGAACTTCTTGACGGAAATTGCGAATAACCCAGCCTTGCAAAATTCTCCAAAGGGCCCTGTCATCCAATAACGCAAGCCTGCTAGAGCTGTAATTTGACGCTGAATAATCTTTACTTAATGACTCGTATGAAACGCCAATCGAAGCGGCAACCGAGCGCAACATAAAACGCATAAATGGCTCAAGACCAGCATTAGGCCGATTTGGGGCAAAGCCTACAAAATCCTCCCCAGGCAAAAGCTGCTTAAAGGTGCCTGGCTCAGAATCGATGACACGCTCTTGGTAGTCGCTTGGGTTATCAACATCAAGCGTTTTAATAAAGCCGACAATATTCGCCGATGCGCGTGCTGCGACAATTTCAGCTTCTGAATAGCCATGCATATCACCAAGGCGCTTGAGCGCTGCATGAAACCAAGGTACTCCACGAGATTGAGGCCAGCGATCCACGATATACAGGTGAATCATCTCTTCGGCTGGGACACGAATGAATTTTGACGGCACAAAGGTTCTAAATTGATAGTCCCCTGGGTGGCTTGGATGCAACCAATAGGCCGTAGGACGCATCCATTCATCCATTTCCACGCCCATGCGAATGGTATTGCCGTTTGGCGCCCTAGCGGATTGAAACTGGTCCATGAGTCGATCAGCTTCGATCACTTCTAATGCAAAANGAATAGACCCTTCACCAAAAGGCATTTTTACTTTGCGGATTAAAACATCTCCGGCCTCAACAATCTGAGCCATGATGATGCGCTCAATATCTTGAAATGAGAGAATTCCGCCAGTATGTGCATATTTCTTTTGAGACCACTTTCCCCAAACTTTTTCGATCTGGTCGTTGACCTTATCAATGAGTTTTCCTTTAGCGTTGGAGACCTGAGCCTGCATACCAATGCCACCGCCAATGACGTTATTTTGGATGATGCGAATAGCATTTTTAGCAAACTCGTTATCGCGAACTAGCTGACGAGATCGCGCCCGCAATGGACGTAGGCTAGTAACAATCTCAGAATCTGCCGAAGTATTAAGCGCCGACCAATCCGACTGCAGGCGATTGACTTTCGCTCCGGCATACATACGGGCGCCAATGTTCTTTTCTGCTTTTTCTGCACGCTCGCGCTCTGCCTGGCGACCATCATTCCATGCTTTTAAAATTGCTGAGCCTTGGACTCCATTATTTTTAAAGTCCATTATTTAAACCCCACTAACAAATCTCGGTTTCTGCCCTGCTCGTTTGCAACTTTTAAAGCCCAAAAATTGCGAGCTTCAAGAAGCTCTGCAATTGTGGCGTTTTCCATTTGGCGATTACCAATGGTGTATTTTTTAACCATTCCGCCACTAGATTTGAAAGTAGCCAAAGCCTTTTCAGCTTGATCAAGCGCTTTTCTTGCGTCTGTTCTTCCATCAAAGCTACTGCTATTGGAAATATCCTCTACGATTTCAACCGTCCCCGATCCAATCGTGACTCGCTCCGTATCGCTTGTTGCGATAGCTACCCATTTAGCAATACCGGCCTGCAACTTTGCACCTTGCGCAGTGGTCATAGAGACTAACCAGCCAAGACTTGATGTGGTAGCAATGACATCAATAGGTGCCCCAAGCCCACGAATCATGATCGTCAAACTGTATTTGTCACTCGCATAGGTCTTACCGTTCACCATTTGTGGCGCAACGGCAAGGTTTAGGCTATCGCCAGCGGTAATCTTTTGTGGGAATTCGATCATTTATTTACCAATCCGTAGCCGAAAACTTCTTGCTAGAAGTAGAAAAGCCGCTGGTAGGCGGCTTTTTAGATTCTTGACTTTCATCTACCGGGTTTAATTCCGGCTCTTTTTGTTTAACTTTTCGTAGCGAATCTTCAAGAGACTGCCAGCGCTCTTCTTTCCAGAGGTTTATTTTTAGGCTTCGCGCCGCATGAAGCGCATAGACAGTCGTATCTAACGCCTCATTTCTAACGCCTTGTTTTTTGACCCAAACTCGTAAGTTCTTGACTGTCTTGTGAGGAACTTTGACCTCAGAAGTCATTTGCTCATACCAATCCGGCCTGACTGATTCATACCAATGCATTCTTGCCGGGCCATTGCCGGTCAGCTTCAATCTGCCGGCCCCGGAATCTTGACCAAGAATTAAATCTTTGGCTTTTTGCGTACCAACGATATATGGTCTGACGCCGTATTTCTGCGCTTTTTGTTTTCTGCCAATATCAACTGAGAGCCTTGGNGGGCTAAAGATTTCCTTATCGACAACCGATGATCCCTTGATCGCTAGGACATTCTTTTTCATGCGTTTTCGCACGAATGAATAGACGGCATCACTTGTCTGTCCATCTGACGAGTCGATTGAGGTAGCGCCAATCTTGAGCTCGCCACCTAATTCATGCGGGATTGGCTTATCAATGATCCGATCTAACTCAACCCATGCGCCTTGCTCCGGTACCGCTGTGGCGCCATAAATCTCGCCCCAATAAATCAACCANGACTCCTCGCCTCTACCCCACCCGAAAATAGACAAGGCNAGNCGGTCATGCTGTACGTCCACACCCATGCTGATAACACTGGCACCAGCTGGACANATCATTTGATCGCGCTCTTCGGCTCGATCTTTTAATGCCTCAATATCTGGTACGTCAGATTTGTATGAATATGGCTTTCCTAGTGAGTTATTCACAAAGGAGCGCATCTTCGTATCGTCACCCATGCGCAGTGCATAGGTAGCAACTAGAAATTTCTCGACTAGTTTTTGTAATCTTGACCCGGGGAATGGGCTATATATCTCATTAATATAAAACCCAGCGGTACCGTAAAAGGCTGCCGTCGCTTTCCATGCACCTTTTCGGACATTTTGATTTTTCTGCGCATCATTCCAAATGCCCCCGCAATGCGGGCAAGCATAG